GCAATACCAAGGAAATAATCATCTTTCGTGGGTCTGCTCATTGCGTTTACCTCTTTTCACACAGTCCGCAGGGTTTCATTTCGTGACACACACCACCGTGGTATGCACACATAGGAACAAGATGTGGGATAAATTCCGGGCATTTTTCGCCTGCCTGACGGCACATTTTCTGAACCACTTCCCGTGTTTCCTTGCTCGCCTGCATGCACAGTCGTTTGTTGGCAATGATCATCAATTCTTCGGCATCCATATCCCAGATCATCGACACAGGTGCATCCTGTGGGGCTTTGTTGCGGTCATACTCGCTCTGTCGGTCATTGCGCTGACTCTTAACGTAAGGCTGTGCATGAATGTGCCTGCACAGGTGAACACTGACCCATGAAGGGATATCTTCAATCAGGAAGGAGAAGCGCAAGCGCCGGATGGGTGAATGCCTTGCAGCGAGAATTCTTTCCCGCCAGTCCCTGTTCGGTGGTTCAAACTTGGTCTTGCCAACAGTCACAAGCGCCCTTCGTTTGCATTCGTACCAGTCATATGCGGTTGGATATTCAAGCATGGTAATCTGCATATCATCTGCCCTCCTTTTTCCGTTCCTTGTAGAAACCAAGGTTCGTTGTCATTCGTGTTCTTGCCAAATCTTCGTGATTTTCACAGCCTTTGTTCGTCTCTTTGTGGAAGAACGGGCTTTCCCTGAAATAGCACTTCCGTTCACCTGTTTCGTACAAATCCCACCACCACATACAGTCGTGGCATGTTTTTTGACTCATAGTTCTTTCCCCTTACAATCCAAGCATTGCTTTTGTATCTGCATGTGTGTCTTTCAGGCTTGTCCTTCTTCGGCTGACGCCGTTCACTTCAATCGGGAAGCACCGTTCAAGGATTCTGTCATAGATTCGCTGATAGCTGACTTCCTGTGGCTTTTTGATTTCCTCCGCCGTCAGGTTGGTGGTAATGATGAAAGGAAGCCCGGAACGGTAACGGCTGTCGATGATGTTGAACACCATTTCCTGCATGAACTCTGATTTCCGTTCTGCACCCAGATCGTCAATGATCAGAAGCGTGTAATCATTCAAGCTGTCAATGAACTCCTGCTTCCCTTCATACATGCCCTGAATCTTGTTGGTGAGCCGGGCAAAGTTGGTCATCAGCACCGAATAACCGTGGTCAATCAGCCTGTTTGCGATGCATGCAGCGTAGTATGTTTTTCCTGTGCCGACAGTACCAAACAGGAGCAGGCCCTTGCTGTCCTTTTTGAAATCCCTGAACTGCTCCGCATATCTAACCATGGCGTTTGACAATTTCGGGTTCTTCCTGTCATCATTTTCAAACGTCCAGTCAGCCATGTTGGTTTCCGCAAAACAGATCCTGCGCTTGCGTTCAAGAGCTTCCTGCCGTTGCTTATCTTCATGCTGTTTGAGTTCCTTCAGCTTACAGTTGCAGATACAGCGAACCGTCTTTTGGATTCCGGCAAATTCAACCCTTGTCTGCACTGCCCTGTGGCAAACAGAACAGTGCAGCAGTCCGTCATCGCCCATGTATTCATTGTCAGAATGCGGTACATTGGCGCTGATGCTTTCAACAAGTGCTTCATACATGGTTCATACCTCCCTTCATCAGAAAATGTCATCCAGATCCGTTTGTGTGTTCGTGTCTCTTGCACCCTTGTCTGCATAGTTGCCGTCCAGCACCTTTGCCATGTTAGCGTCATTCATAAGCCAGTCGAAGTTTGCCGTCCAGTTCCTTTTGTTTCCACCCTTCAGGAAGGATGATGCTTCAGCGTTTTCAAACACAGTTCTGAAATCATCCATGGTGTAGGTCTTCAGCCTTGCCTTGATGGCTTTCTTCCTGGCTTCAGACAAGGAGCGGATTTGAGGAAGGGAAGGACAGGTGGAGTTGTACATATCAGCGATCAGCTGATAGTCTATCCTCTCCTTCTTCATCTGGTCTCCTTCTTCTTCTCCTTCTTTATCTGCTTGGCTAACATTAGCTTTACTGTTAGTTTTACAGTTAGATTTACCAGAAGACAGAAGCCGTTGTTTTTCCCTGTATTCCTGCATGTAGTTGCGCATGTATTCCTTTTTGGATTCAAGCTGGTCAAGGTTCTGATGTTTCCCCCAGTTGGGAATCGTTATCACACCATCAACAATCTCAACCATGCCGAATTGCTCAAAGGTCTGCAAGGCAAGCTGCACCGTGGTTTCCTTCATTCTGAAGATGGTTGCAAGCATCTTGTCCGTGTATGCAATCTTATCGTTCATCATGAACACACCACTGTTGTTCTGCTTCCCGGCAAGACACAGGAGCTTGAACCACACAACAATGATGGAATATGCATCAGGAAGGCTTTCAATCAACAGGATTTTTTCATCATCGAAAATATCCGTTGTGATCTTGATCCACTTCACATCAGCCATTGACATCACCCATGTAGTACCGTGTGAAGTTCGAACCCTTTCCATCAGCTGCCTTGTGACTTACCCTTTTGCCAAGGATGTGATGACCGGCCTTTCGGAGGTCTGAAACCCTTGCAGGAAGTCTTGTGCATCTGATTGCCGTGTATGCTTCAAGCTGCGAAATGTTGCCGTGCTTTTCGATGTATTCCAGTATCATTTCGCACTGTGTAGGTCTTTTGCCCATCAATCAAACTCCTTTCATGTATTCTTCAAACGTTTTGCATTTTGCAAAAATAACACGGTTGTTTACCCAGCGTTGCAGTTTCCGAAGTTCATGCCCTTGGGGAATGTTGTGCTTGTCGTAGAGCATCACATATGCCCAGTAACCAAGTTCACGCAGTGTGTAGATCCGTTGCAAATCCTGTTCAATGGTGGTATCAAAGTTGCAAAGAACATACACAATCAAGTCACGTTCGCGAATGCCGGTGATTTCCTTAAACATCTGGAATTTCGGAATAATCATGTCTTTGTCTTCGTACCGATCCCACGCGAAGTGTATGGACTTGATATTAATCTGCTTCAGCATTTCAGCCTTTTCAGGTGTCATAAGCCTGATGTCAAGCCCTTGGTTGAAATCAACCTTTGCTTTGCTGTCAATAAGTTGTTGAAGCAAATCCTTCCACTGTTTGCATGCCAGAATGTTTGGATCACACAGGACAATGTTTTTCTGACCGTTCCAGAATTCGTTCAGGTCTGCAACTTTGCGTGATGCTCTGCCTTCCTTGGCTTCTACATGGCAGAAACTGCATCCCCTTGGGCAACCTCTTGTCAGGAAACCGTATGCTGTATCTGTAATCCCGTAAAGGGAATAATCAGGGAAGATGTGTTCAACCTCATCTGGAAGTGGTGTATCTTTGGCCTTATTGAATATTTCCTTTCCATTCACAAGGCTGATGCAATATCCGCTGCCGCCCTTTACAACCTCATCTGCATCAATGAAATACTGGTAATCAGGTGTGAAGCTGAACACTTTTGACAGGTAAACCCTGTCCATATGGCCTGAAAACATGGGATCATACCACTCCACTTGATCTCCCTTTTCCTTGTGCCATGCTGATAATTTCATCAGTGGTATGTTTGGGTAATTGTGTCCATCGACATCAACAAGCCCAATCTTCATATGTAATCAGCGCCTTTCGTTTTGGTTTCTCTTAAACATCACCAGCTTTTCTGTGTAAGCTCCTTTCCACCTCAAAGCCTTCCCCCGGATACCTGGCTTTGAGCTTGTCAATGTTCATCTGCATGATGGTTTCCAGATCGTAACCAATGGCAGAAGCCGTTTCGGCAATGTACCAGCACAAATCGCCCAATTCCTTTGCAATGTGCTGATAATCCAGCGGATGACCCTGAAACAGGTGCTTTTTCACCAAATCGGCAACTTCTCCGCCTTCCCCAGTGATGCCCAAAACGCCATTCTCAAGGTGTCCATTGGGCGTAAGCAGTTTGTTGCTTGTCCGCATTGCCAACTGCTGGTATTCATTGATCTGCATCTTCGTTTTCCTCTTTTGTTTTCATATTTGCCCATTTTTCCAGTTCCATGTCGCTTTCCCATTCGCGATAGATTTTCATCCAATCATCAAGGGTCATGGTAACCAGCACTTCAGAGTTGTTTTTCTTGTGGAAGACGGCGGGAAGGTTGCCATTCCCACTCGCTTCCGCATCGCGTTTGGCCTGTGCCATGGCATCATGGATGTTGAGCCGTTCGACATGCTTGGCTTCAACATGGATGTACGGCAGGCCGACCACATCAGCCGCTTCCCCGGTGTTCCCGCAATACTGGGCTGTGCGTCTGGCATCATAGCCAAAATCACGGAACAGGGATGCAAGCTTCAATTCAAAGCGTTTGCCTTTCTGCTTGCTGTTTATCGCCATCAATCTTCCTCCAATGCTTCCATGATTCGTTCCGGGTCTAGGAAGTTGATCCTCACACCCACCGTTTTGAAAACCTCTGCAACAGCTTCATCAGACGCCAGGGAATTGCAAATCCTATCGTCAGCAGCCCTCAACAGGCGCATACAACGGTCATGTCCAAAGCCGAACACCTCATGTGCAGCCAGCAGAAATGCCGCATAGCAGTCTTTCATGACGTACTCGCTGACGTGGTTGATTGCATCCTTCCTGCCTTGTGCATAGGCATCATCAACATCCTTTGGAGTAATACCGTTCTTGCACATGGCGTTGATTCGCTGATCGCTGTCAATCCTCTGCCACTTGGGAGCCTGTTTCCGTTTGGCTCGCCTGTCT